TTTTGATCTTTTGGCGAACCGCACGATTGTGCAGTTCTACTTCACGCGCACCTGAACCAAGTAGACGCATCAATTGGCGACGTTCTTCGACCGACAGTTTGCTATAATCGATTTGGTCGATTGCATCGTTTGTCAGTTGTTCTTGTTGTGGTTCTTGTGTTTTTTGCATTACTTCTTGCATTTACTGCGTTCCTTCTACATGATTAATCAATTCTTGTGTGCTACCGATGTGGGCGGTAATAACACCACTTTCACTCAAAAACACCTGCGGCATTGCACGGGATGCATTTGGTAATGACATCAGATCATCTAGGTCATAGTCTATACCAAACTGTTTATATTCATAATCTAACCCACGGGATACGAGAAAGCGCTTCGCTGCTTCGCATTGTGGGCAGTTAGTCTTGCCATACATAATATACATTAAATCACTCCAAATTTCCCAAAATTACATATCAATAATTTTATCACCCAAGTCATCGACCACCACGTTCAATTTATACGCATTATTGTCTTGTTCTTGGTTAGCATTTTGCTGTTGGTCTATATTGATCCACTGATCCATCCACGGCAACGGGTTGTTAGATACCACGGGGAACGACCATTCAATACCAAGCGTCTCGTACACAGGGGACGCCTTGTAGAAAACCCATTCGGTTAGTAGTACAGTATTTAAACCAACGATTGCCCGACCGTCAGAGAAGATATAATTGGCCCAGTTTTGTTCCTGAACAACAACTTCATCTAGTATAGCTTTTATCTCTGATTTTATCTCACTAAATGTAGATTTCCAAACAGGATCAGCTAACAAAATTTCCAGTACAGTTTGGTCAATTTTTGTGTGTACCACTTCGTCCAGTTGGATTTTCTGTACCAATTGCCCAATTCCCATAAAAATATTCTGTTCCGCCAGCGCGAATGTACATGCAAACGACGCCATGAACTCGATGCCTTCGAGTGCGTATAAAGCACACACTCCCTTCAAAATAACCTTTCGTAGATAATCAGCAGCAAAAGCCACTCCAAGTCTATATTCGGACCCAACTTTTTCCAATTCATTAAAAGCCGCAATAATCGCAGTAGACCGCTTCAAAACATGTTGGTTATCCATAACATCGCGTATAATGCCCTTAGAATCCTTTATACACTGCCGTACGATTTCAGAATAGGTGAGTGCGTGTAGTATCTCATTGTCGCTCTGGCGCATCACTGCGGCGCTATATTCACTATTAGAGATAAATGGTGCAAACAATGTAGCAATCGACCGAGAGGCGATCGAGTCAGCCTCCCATTGCCACATCAATGTCTGTACCATTACATCGTAAGTTGACTTATCACATGATTCGAAATCACGTCTAGATTGGTCTAGATTGATTTCATTTTCTGACCAATCTTGGGCCTTCAACAATTTATAAAGGTCAAACAACTGTGGATACACTTTGTTAATCGAGTCGTATAGTGCGGGTGCTTGGCCTAAAAATATAGGGTATTCAGCGGTTAAATGTGCTGTGTTATTTTCATTAAAAATCATAAATTTCCTTAATTATTACCAATTGTGGTCATTGGTTTACCCCAATATTTACCACCAAAAACAACCAACATGGATGGGAACGGGGCGGTGGTAGACGTTTCATTATCAACATTAGTGAACTTCAACCGCCCTTTTATTAATCGCACCTCACCTTGAATGCAATACTCGTGAAACCATTTTGTATCGGTTCTCGCTGGTAGCAACAGTGCCACGATTGTATTTGGATTCCGTGCCTCGTTGTACGCTTTTTCAATCCAGTCCGATATAACCCGACCGTATGGTGGGTTCAACCAAACCGTTTCACCGGCCCATGACGCTGACAGACCATCCGTTTCAGGGGTGTAATATTTTGCGCACTTTGCACTATTTTCCATACACGCTGGATCTAATGTGAAATTAAATTCTAGGTTTATTTTGTTAAAAAATTCAATCGGGGTGTCCCATGTAGGGCTAGCAGAACTGAAATGTACTGATAAATCGCTCATAATTTTTACCTATGGTTTTATTAATTTGGGTGGGGAAACCCCACCCATTGGAATAGTCAAACTATTTATATCGAGCAACCAGCACAATGAATGTCGTTTGTCGCTTCGGTTACCCCAACTTTAGAATTCAAATAGTAGTGTGATTTCAGGCCCATTTTCGTGGAGTACAAAAAATTATGAACCTGATCCGATAACGAAACTTTACCGTCTTGTAGTTTGTTATAATCCAGATAGAAATCTGCACTAATACCTTGTCCGCAAAATTTCTGCACAATTGCATAGCAGTCAATTAAATCTTTGGTTGGAACGTCATACGCTAAATCATACGAATATTTTAAAACGTCATATTCCGGTGCAATAAACAATACAGATCCTTTAGACGATTTCTTAAACACCATACTTTCACGAATGGGATATAACCCATTAGTGGTGTTTGTAGATAGGGACGAAGATTCGTTCGGCATAAACGCTTCTAGTACACTATTACGAATCCCACCATTTGCGATTATCTCGGTGCGTAGTCCTTCCCAATCACATTTATAATTTGTACTATGTACCGCATCGACTGATTTAGAATATGTGTCAATAGGCAACCATCCATCTGGATATTTGGTTTTATGCATCCAATCACATACTCCACGCTCTTTAGCAAGCCGCAATGACGCTTTATGGAGCGAGAAGCTATGCAACTCGGCCAGCTCGTGGATTAAATTCTTACCACGCACTGAACTATATGATGCGAAATTTGACGCTAAATAGTGGGCTAAATTAGTAATACCTACACCAATACTACGACGACACCCGGCACTATGTGCCAAGTCCGGGAACGGATACTCCATTAAATCCATTACATTATCAATCATCAAAACGGTATAATATGCAACATCCTCATATTCTTCCTTTGACACCCTACCAGCGACTATACTAGCCAAGAAACACAATGCAATTTCACCTGTGCTGTCTTGTGAATGCCCATATAATTCGTCCATGGTATTATATTCACTTGTTGGTAAATTAATCTCCATACACAAATTACTAGAATTAATAGTATCCTTGAATGGGGTATGATAATTTGCATGGTCCAACCAATGTAAATAGATTCTACCGGTTTCAACTCGTTGGGTTAATATATCAGCCAGCAAACGCCGCGCTTTGACGTATTTCTTTTTGATACCATCGTCAGCTTTAATTTTATTGTACACTTCTTCAAAATCAGAAGCACACATAGCGTGGTGCAATTCTGGGGCATCTTGGTAACTAACCAACATCCATTCTTCATTTTTGGCTGCTTTTTTAGCAAAGAAACTATTCACACCTACTGCATAATCCATAAACGGAATACGTTTTTGATCAGGGGTCATCGGATTTTTTAATTGCAATAGATCTTCTATTTCAGGGTCAATACACCGATAGAAAACCGTAGCTGACCCACCGCGAGAAAATTGTTTATTTGCTTTAACTGCGGTGTCTATGCAACGGTAGTATGGTAATTTTCCTTGATGCACAATGGTATTATTTTTAACACCATCGCCAGTAGACCGTGTTTCCAAGTACATACCAATCCCGGCTTGTTTACAGGTCATTATGTACGCGATATGTTCTGCTATACCGATTGAATCTGCGCTATCACCACCTTTGATTACACAGCACGACGCATAACCTTTACTGGTTGCGCGTAGGCCGTTCAGGTATGGGGTAGGTGCGTTTATCTTTAGGTCACTGAGATAATCATATAGTTTAAATACATCTTTTAGCCTACAACAAGGGTGCTGTTTTTCCATTACGGCCATAGCCATACCCATAAACAACATCTGGGGTGATTCGAGTGTTCTGTTATTTACAGCATCCGCAATGCAATATTTGTCTTTATACTGTTTAAGTACTGAATATCCGTAGGACAAATCTTTTGAGTGCGATATATATTGTCCGATCATAACCAGATCAATAGCATCATAGCTCATTGGTACCCAATGCTTGCTGTCAACCATCTTTTGGTAGTATGTATGGAATTCAGGTATATGATTGAACCCACCATACGCTTCTTTATATATCTGTCCAAGTAGAAGACGACCGGCCATATCAGCATGTTTTTGTTCTTTTTTATCGATGCAAGCTGAAATCATAGCGGTGTGAAGTTCCTTGGTTGAACAACCGTCATAACATTTCTTAATCGCCGTATCCACAATATCGGACCAGCAAACACCATGAATATCCGCCCACTGAGCCCATTTATTTAATCGAGTAATATCAAAATGACATGCATTACCATTTGATTTGATTATAGTTTTTATCATATATGATTCCTTATAGAAAAAATAAGCCAACACTTAGTTGGCTTATCGTAAAGTTTGGTATTCTATTTATACAACATCACCATTCCAGCACCGAACCAGTAATTCAATAGTGTACTTATATTGCTCTGGTGAAGAATTAACGATGGAGAATTCCATTCTACCAGTCACCTTGTCAAACACTGGTTGGTGAAACTTCAAACGCGGTACCCCAGATTCATGGTTGGTATTATTGGTTTGAGTGTATAATGTGGTCGTGGTGCCACCCATGGACATTATATTTACCGAACCTGATTCAAACTCGTTTGACAAATTAGTACCGGTGTATGTTTCAATGGTCGGATATGCCATATAATCCAAAAACACCCGAGACGCAGACAAAATATAAAACTTCGTAGTACCAGAACCAACATGGACGATAATAGGTCTATTCAGTGCTCTACTCAATACCATTGGTGGGGTGAATTCCGTCAAAATCTCTACGTTTTCGCCACCAGATCCCGGTACATTTTTATTTGTTCTACCAGCGACCAAGCTGGCCGCTACTTCGGTAGACGGTAATCCGACAAACACCCGACCTTCGTCGGTTGACATACCAAGCTGACCCAATTCGAGCGGTTGTAAATCCCTCTGCAAAAATACAGCATGTTTTACTAACGCGGTTTGTGAATTCATTGTTATTCACCCTTCAATTCAGCGATTCTCGCTTCGATGATTTCCTTAATCTGGGTCTGGTCCAAACCTTCAATAAATTCATCACCCAACTTTGCCTTCAACCCGGACAGTTGTTTAGTGAAAGTTTTTGCCTTATTACCGTCTACCGTTTCTTTGATCAACTTCAATTCATCGTCGGTAGCGGCACGAGTAACGTCACCTTCGACAACAAGAGCTGGGGTAGGAGTAATAACGTCATCCGCTACAACGTCGTCTACAACAACTTCTTCGACCGCAACAACTGGTTGTTCAGCGGCTACGATCTGGGTTTCGTCGGCTGGTTGTTCTACCAGTGCTTCTTCTGCTACAACAACTGGTTGTTCAGTGGCTACGCTCTGGGTTTCGTCTACTACAACAACTTCTTCAACTGGTTGTTCGGTGTCTACTGTTGGTGTCGTCTTGGTGTCGTCTAAATTATCCTTTACGAAAGTCACAACTTCCATCGGGATACGACGTTGTACACGTTCTTCGTCGGACATGTCCAATAGTTGGCGAACGGTGATATTACACTTATTCAACGCGGCCATTACTAGTTTCTTTAAGTTTGTTATTTTGGTCATTTCTTTATAAATCCTTACTTTGATAGTTGATAATATTGCTCTACTCTAGATAACCATTTGTCAACGGCTATTTTGAATTCATCACCTTCTATAATGAATTCTTGGTATGAAATTTCGTGGGTCGAATCGTTATAGACACAAACGCAGATAACTGCTTTTTTAATCGAGGTTCCATACATATGGTTATGTGCGAGTGCATATGCCGCACATTGTAAGGTGTAATCTTCGATGTACTCTAACTTTTTCAGCTTACGTGAATTTTTGTAATCTATTATAGCAGGTTCACCGTCGTGGATCCCAACTAAATCAGTATTACCAGCCCATAAACCCGGATACGCTAGACTGACTTCCGTTCCCCATACCTCGGATATATTAGGCCATGCGTTGGCTTGCATTACATCAGCCATTCTCCGACCCATGACACGCACGGGGGCATCACCTTCTGGATCGGTTAACCCTACCATTCGGTATTCTAGGCAATGATGCATTATAGTACCTCTACCAGCGGCCAATTGAGTTATCTCAGCCGCTTGTTGATGTCCTATTCGTTTCTTCCATTCTTCCAAGTATGTTTTATCGGCGGTAGCTGATAGAATGGTAGTAACCGATGGGCTACTAATACCATTATATTCGTATCGGCGACCGTTCGGTGAATTTACTTGTTTGAAATTTTTATAATCATGGCGTTTTACTATATTAGGTACGTACATTATTCTTTATTTGCGTGTGCGCCCTTAGTTGCCATCTGTGATACCAATTCAGCCGAATCAGATGGTGTCTCGTCTCCGGTAGCTTCTTCGTCACTAAAAACCACATCATTAGAAGAAGAATCAGATACGTACGGGAGTCCAGACAGTATATTCATTAGATCATTATATGGTATATCGATATTGAACTTACGTTTGATTTCAGCTTGGATTGATTCAGTTGACAGATCTTGTATACCGTTTTTCATCGAAGCCATGGTAATAGCCTTCACCATGGCTTCGATATTATTTGGTAGTGAAGATTCAATTAATAAATCTTTAATTTTCATTATTTTTTACCGGTGCGCTTGATTGGTTCCTTGATTGACCGGATCTTTTTGCTATTTTCCGTTAACCATCGGTTTAATGCAGCTTCACTAGGGCCGTATTTCTTACCAACAACATTATTCACTGATTCAACAACCACGACAAATGCTTTATTGTTTACGGACTCTTTCATATCGCGCTCGTCTGGTACAGGCTCAATGTCGGGCACGTCACTCGGTACATCATCAACCGGTTGAGCCGCGATATCATCTAACCCAGCATCGGATGCGATATCAAAGTCACTAACTGCATCATCATTCCCAATACTAGAAATATCAGGAGCAGATGATATGTCGCCTGTCAATCTAAGTACGTGGGTACTGATCTTATCCTTAACGTCCAGCAACGTAGTGAGTGCACGTTCCAATTCATCTTCAATTGCACTGCGGAATTTATTAGCTGCGTCCAACCCGTGTTCCGCTTTAACCCGGTCAACTAGTGGCGACAATATATCAACTTTCATGTTAGAAATCTTTTCAGCGTCACGTTGTAGTTTATCTACAATTTCATTTCTAGTAGCCAATACGATTTCAGCGCGTTCGATTTCTGATTCAGTTAATCTAAGCAGCGTATTTCTTGCTTTTTTCATTATAAACCTCTTGGTAAAATTTAAATCATACTATATATTTATTTAACTTAGCCTTTAGTGTAGACGCACTCTCATGTAATTTATTAATAGCAACGTCGCACAATCTGGCTTGTTCATAATCACGGTCGTTTAATACCTGAGATCGTTTAATAGTTTCTATTTCGGTGTCGCTTATTATTTTAGACATTTCCATACATATAACAACAATACCCAAAATACTTTTATCCGCTATAGTTTTTCCTGAATTCAACCGAGTGATTATATACTCAGCGGCTCTCTTATCGAATATATTCGATAAAATACACAATTTGGTACCGGGGATGACGATATCGTAAAGCGACAATTTTCCCTTTTTAACAACCCGGATACCAAACGAAACGTTATTGTACGTATGTTGCGGTAGTGTATCTATCCATTGATCAGCGGGGGTCAACGGTTGTGCGTTATTCGGCATAGCCGGTACATTCACTTGTGGTAATACAATAGGATCATCTATTAAGCTAGCCCACACAGACATATCTTTCGCAGACTGTTCTAGTCCGTTATTATATAACCAATCATTATCTGCCATATTGCCCTACTCTAACATATACTCCATTTTCCTTATCTACGGCCCCACGTTTATATAAAGCATCAAGCAACGTCTCGTCTCTGGGTGACCAATCGGTTATACCCGGTGATATTTTTTTATAAACGTGGTATTCTTCATTTGATACTGGGGTCGAATATCCATGGATAGTTGGTAACATACGCATCGAATTATCTCCGATCCATGTTTTTGATTGCATTATCCAACCATGCCAATTCATCGTCGTTTTCCAAGTCCAATTCGTCTGGATCAATGACCGAAACGTCATTTCCATTTTTTACAACACCTAGACCACTATCTTGGTCAATACCAACAAGTTCACCAGAATCGGTTTGAACATTCTGTCCAGCGGTCAATTTTTTATTCAGCATATCGAATTTCATTTTTACCAATTGTTCTGGATCTATTTCTGTTTCAGGTGATTGTGTGTCTGAACTTGGTTGATTCTGGGTAGGATGATTTTCGCCATCAAGTGAAGAATTAGCGGAACTTTGTAAGTCCTCATATACAATGGATTTTAACATTGCAGTAGAATACTTAGTCTCATTGAAAACTCTAGATGAACAAAAAGTCCTAATGTATTCCGTGAGGGCTTTATTCCCAAGTAAATTTACATATTCCATCAACTTGTCATTTTGTTTTGCAAAACACATTTTGAAATAATTATATGATTCCATTTTGGTTGCATTGTATGAATTCAACAGGTCTACGATCGCAACTGAATCATTACTGCCAATCGCGGAAGATAGAACAACAAAATCACCAGCCGGTAAGTTCGCAAGAAATTTGTCAATATCAGTTGTAATGCCGTGTGTTTCGGCAAATTGTTTAAGGTTTTTTACTAACTCGGCTTGCATTATTTTTATCCTCACTCTTAGACAATAATGTTTGTATTTTTCGTTCAAACTTAGTGTAATCAGAGGTTTTAATCGATACATAAAACCGACGAATCAATTCATCGGCTTCATTCTCATCAAACTCGGTTTGTATAGAATCTAATAGGTTAATAGCAGCACCAATTATATTTCTGGCAGTAGCTTCGACCTGTGCGTATTTATCCTGATTATGCGTGGGATCATACGATATAATTTCTTCCAATAAGTTTCGTGTCATGATAAAATCCTAAGACTACATATTTTTAACTACATGCATTATTATTTATCCTCGCCAACATATCCTTTAGTGAATTCGACTGATCAGGACCAGCCGCACCAGTAGCAACCGGTTGGGGTGACACTTTTTGTTTGCCTACAGTCTGCCCACTCATTAGGTCGGAAATCTTCAACGTGTCAACTGAATAATGTAATGAAACCTTTTTACCTACACCACTTGAATTACGAGTTTTCATGAATTGGAATTCCATTAGACTTTGTTCTTTCATCAAGTCCGTTGTATAAACCGCAATTACATTATCGGCTGTGTAAATTTTTGAAATACCACCAGCGATATTAGCATGTGAATAGCTCTTTTCTTCGTCGGCTGAACGGTTCAATTGCGCAGCTGTTATAACTACTATATTGAGTTCATGTGCCAATGCACGTAATTCTTCACACACAAATTTATCCTTGTTAAATACGTCGTTAGATTCGGCTCTAGGGGTAGAAAGTAGGTCTAAATAGTCAACTGCGATATAATCGAGTTTGATACCAGATCGAATACGCAGTTCTTTTAAGTAAACCCGGATATCGTTTACAGTGGTTATGGTTTCCGGTAATCGCTTGATGTAGATTGCACCCATTTCCCTACCACGGATCTGGACATCAAGTGCTGCATTTTCAATATCGCAAAATATATCACGTTTAGAACGACCGGTTAGCATAGCGTCCATCCGGTTCGCGACCAATTCCTCTTTCAATTCAAGAGAGATATACGCACCATTCATTTTACGTTTTGCAAAATTCAATGATAAATTCTGCAATGCAACGGACTTACCACCACCGGATTTAGCTACGAATATTTCCAACTCACCGGTACCAAACCCACCAAACAACGCAGCATCCACATCGGTCCAACCTGTCGCGATACTACCCTGACTGTCTGCTAATGCACGAGTTCTAGTGGCTGGATCTGCAAAATAATCGGTACCTATATCCTTTTGCAATGAAACCATTACTGCTTCTTTTACTAATGATTCAACTGCACCGTATCTCTTTTCTTGTACTAGCTTCATACCTTCAATGATCGCCAGTTCTAGTGCTTTATGTCTACAGAATGATTCGATATCAACCAAAAATGGTTCGTGGTGTTCTGGTTGGATACCAGATACCTCGTCCAATTGGTAACCGGACTTCATTTTAACATCAATTCGAGTAGGTAATATTGGATTATTTGTTGTATATTGGAGTATATATTCTACCGCGCTACGAAACTTTTGGTCGAAGTACTCAGGTTTAAGAATATTTTGGCACCGAGTATAAATCTCAGGCTCAGAGGTTAATATATTTAAAATAATAGATTGAAATTCTGTATTATAATCTTTTGCGTCTAACAATGACATTTGTTCATGCTACCTCTGTAATATTAAAACCACTTATTAACCATAACTTTTGCTTCAAATTGGTTATTGGTGGTTGAGTTATTTATTAAGCACTTGACTAGCATTCTTCCATATTTTCTAGTTGCTTCTTCTGGGTCTTTTATTAATTTGTTATCGTGGGTCAGTCCGTATTCTGGCAATGACAAGTCAAATCCGTTTGCAATAGCTTGGTGCGCCATCTTTTTACCGTCTCGATCTCGATCCGGTACCACAACAATACGCTTACCGAATCCCTTCACTCTGGTTAATATATCAAGTTGATAGTCCGAGATCGTCTGGCTAGAGGTAGCAACGCCGCCCATCAATAGCGCATCAATTGGTGCTTCGAATACGTAAATCGTTTTCACGGAGTCATCATTTAACAAATCATAATTGAATAGTATGTTTGACGGAAATGAGTTATAAAAACGCATAGTGGAGTTTTGGAATATGCTTCTGGCGGTGTAACCAATCGGTTTACCATTAGCGATATACGGTATTATAAATCGATTATAGATGCCATTTTCTCTAGACGGGGACCAATGTATGTTCAAGTCCAGTAACAATGGATTTCTATTAGCAATCTCGGATATCGCACGTAAAAACTCAGTCGGAGGCGACGATAAATTTGCCCAATAACTGAACGGGTGGGTATTGTCCGGTAATGCCTTAGCTTGTATTTCTTGGTATAGTTTATTACTAGAACCTTCGTATATTACACCTGATTCTATCAATTCAATCGCGTACAATACCATCGCACTGGTTTGATCAGGAGCAGCACCGTATGATTCTGCCAATTTGATCATTTTTTCACCAAAATGCATACCGGGTTGCCACATAGTGGAATACCCACAGTTAAAACAATGGTAACCTACCCCACCATCGGATGATATACGCAATCCACCACGTTTTTTGGTGTCCGGTTTATGTGGACCCATAACATGGCAAAGTCTACAATTATCAGACGCCCAGCGGTCAAAACCAACACCAAACGCACCGAATAATGAAATGAATGTTTCTTGGATTATGTTCATATTTTTGGTACAAAAAATGGCGGTACATTTACCGCCATGTGATTTATTAATGAAAGTTGGTTATATTCGGATTGAAATATCCGATACAACATCGATTGGTGCGATAATGTTGTACTGATCTTGTGGTATCAGAATAACAAAACGAACCCACATATAATTATCATTGGTTAAATTTACTGGCAAACAACCATCCAACGGAATATCGACAAACGTATGCTCGATATACTCCATACCAGCCAATTTTATAGTAAACCATTTGTAATCTTCGTCATCTGACGGGATAGCATTCAGTAGACACCCCTGTAGCTGGAAACGACCAGTGAAATTATTAAAATCAACCACCATAGAAGCCAACTCACCAGTTGCACCCAATTGTGTTTTCGTTTGTATTATACCAGATTTGTATACCCGATACCCAACATTGGCACCATCGGTGATTGATAACGCAGATGAATTTACTACTTGTGACCAATCAGTATTAGCGACTATGGTTGTTTTTTTAGTTGTTGTGGTATCCAATACAAAAACATCAACTGTTCCTTCGACTTGGTGAAATTCATTACAATACAACGCTTGGGTAGATTCGGTCGATTTGAATTCGATAGACCATCTATAATGGGTACCACATTCTAGAAACTCAGACGCACTCGGCGGGATAATAGCAGAATAATATATTTTAGACCTAGTACTCAACGTAGGCCGCACTAAACCAGCTTCCGATATAGCACTTGGCGTGACTGGTACTAGCGCATATTCGAATACGATATTAGTGGTTTTTCTATCAACAATTTTTAATAACAATGATTCATTTTTTGTTGAATCCAATGTAACATTTCGGCCATCTGCATTGACTACGATAAATTGTACTTCTGTACCCATACCTTTTGGTATCTTTATGGTACTAGAAGAAGATGGGTTATGGTATAAACCGAATGAAACCCTATGGGTTTGTGGGTAGATGTATGTTTGAATTTCTGCCATTTTAGTTCTCCACTAAATATATAGTAGTATTTATTTTATAGAGGCAAAAATGACAGAACCGTTATTATTACCGGATTACGTGACTTATGGAATCGTTAATTCGACTGAAATCGTTGGTATAGTGAAAATAAAAACAAAACAGTTTATTACCCTATACGATTTTAGTAAAATAAAGAATCCATCGGACAAAAAAGAACTATTATCATACGCCTCCATATGGTGGAGCCAAAGTAATAGAACTATCCCGATCTCGATTTTCATAAAAAACGATATAGAAAAGTTTGAATCATTCACCACTAGAATAGACGCTGATGAATTCGAATTGATACATGGACCATTAGTGTCTATTTCGGATATACCACGCAAACGCATCAAACGACGTAATGTGGCTCTTAAACCGCGTCAGAAGAAATGATAAATTCCACCAACGAGTTAAGTTGAACCACTATGAGCAGAGCATAACTATACGCGTGTGCTTTTTTATAGTAGTATTCACCGGGCTTAATAGTTGATCTATCCCATACAGACTTAGCAACATCATCCCATGACGCGCAATTTTGCAAATGCTGCTTAGCTGGTCTAATGAAAGCGAGAAACATCGCTAACTCATCAATCGAGGTTGGTTTCCATACGTGTAATAAAGTCCCGTAGTTCTTCAATTGGAATAATTGACTAACTAATTCCGGTATTTGAAACCACGTCCAATCAGGTTCTCGATTCGCCAACTCTATCAAATGTGCTCTATCCCGTACGTGTTCGTACGCAGATACATTCAGTAAGTCTATTTTCTGGTAACCCAAATCTTCGGCTTCGTCGTACTGGATTGATGAAAACCCAGTCACGGGGTCAATAGGTATTTGGTGAAGGTAAACACCAGTCTTATGCTTCACGATCCCATCGGTTACTATTTTTTCACTAGCGGAAATGTGTGGGAGTATCGATAACACGTCGTCTCTACATTTAACGTCGATATCAATATCGGTTTTTGCTTTGACTATCATTGAATTTTCTAATTAATTGGTTGAGTTTATTATTGGTGGTGTTCAACGAATTTTTTAATGCGCTAATTTCTTGGATCTTATGCTTATTATCGTGTTCTATCTCGATAATACGTTTTTCGAGCACTATTAATCTCTTAATGATTTCACTATTATCCATTTACCACACCCCACTAAACGTTTGTTGTATTCTTTTGATTTCATCCCGGTATAACACACGTCTGGAATTCCATATATCCGGGTTGATAAACTTATAAATGGACTTCAATTCGGACTGCGACAATCTATTTAATAACTTACTGGATGCCGGAAACGAATAAATTACCCATGGTGATATATACCCATTCCGTAGCATGATAGTAAAACGATCGACCGACATTTGATCAAACATCGTGTTCCATGGATTACCTGTTCCATTCTGCCAATCAACCAATGAATTGATACTACGAGATATACCCTCAGTTGGTTGCTCCGAAAGCAAATACATATTCACCCAATTTTCATAAGTTTCTTCGGTCGTCCACGCACGATGTGGTATGTTATTAGTGAACAAATGATTAATAAACGCGTCTTGGTTAATCATCAGTCGGCTAGTAATGTATTCTGCTAGTTTGATATACATTTTAAATTGGGATGATCGGATGAACGCGGTCGGTTGGTCAGCTGGTGTGTACTGACGCATACCATAAAAAGTACATGCTTTAACCCAAATTTGCAGACCAACGACAAATTCGCGTGTACCAAGTAATTTGGAATTTTTCGTGCAGTGATGAGTGGCAAATTTACTAAACTCTATTTTCTTACCGCAGTACTTACATGTACATTTATCATCGGATGCTCTGGCTACCACTTTATTGACTGATAGTGTCTGGCCCTCAAGGGGACATTTATGCTTAGCGAACATACCCGGTCTAGTATATTCTTTACCACAAGCATTACATCTATAGATTTTTTTCTCGCTCATACGCCGTTATAAACCTTTTATAATCAGATGAACTAATCAACCCAGACGATTCAACCATTTGTACAAACTCATCACGACTTAGTTGTGTGATTATGAGTTTTGCTTCATCAGATCTCATGCATGGGTCGTCATAGAATTTTTTAAAAAATTCAAGTACAATATTTATATTAGATTTATCACCACCGATCATCGATAACCAACTTCTTGGTTTATTCACACCAGCGGTGTATGCACCAGAAACGCACATCAATTTATATTGCAACTCTGGATGCTTATTAGTGTCCCAAAAACCAATATTCACGTACTCGTTTGTCGCCAAGATATTAGCTTTATATGTTTCACTATCCAAGTCCGAAGAAATAGAACACGGAGACTGACCAGTTAAACTTTTTATATGAGATTCTACTATATGAGCCGTTGATTGGTTGGTAACCGAAAAAACGATATACCAAGCCCGTGTGTTTTGATCACCGGTTTTATTGACACCAGTACAAACAGTACAACCGGCTAAATTATTAACCGCATCAACTATTTGTTTGCAAGTTTCTTTCCCTTGTTCTTTCCATTTACCGGTGATGGATTCGAATTGAGAGGAACGGTATTTTATAACAACCGAATCATTCAATGAAGTAAGCCATCGAAGAACGACATACGGTTGGAACAATTTCTTATCCTCGTCGGACAAAGAATCAAAATAGCCCATATCAATACTATCAATATGGGCCAATACATCATTAATATCTAATTTATCAGCCATTTACATCATCACAGTGAATTCTTGTATTTTTTCGTTTTCATCAGCAAATAAAACACATTTTGGATTTTTTTTATTCGCCAATGGCACCACTAATAAATTGCGCTTACGCAAGGATGGGACTTGCCATCTAGTTGGTAAGGTGAAGAGATTAACCACCTTAACGGGAAGGTACTCGGCATACATGGACCTAATTGGATTATAAACGAATGCACATGGATTCTTCATATTCAAAAGATTTTCTATGGTACATACTTCCATGTATCCAGTATCCTAGTCCACTAGTAATAGTTGCCAGTTGATCGGTACTTTAATCCGATGACCACCAATATCCAACTCAGCACTAATAGATACGAATGAATACACATGTAGTATGTGGTGGAAATAGTAGTCTGAATCATCGATATCAGTTAAATCAAGGGTACAAAACATTTCTTCTGGGGTAGTATCTACAATTTGATCAACATCAAATGGTACATTTTCTGGGGTTAAAATAAGCATCAATCTTGGTACTCGTCCGCATCCTCATCCCAACTATCGTCCCATTCATCATCAGTATCTTCTTCATCTTCTTCTACATCAGTAGAATCAAACTTAATACCATAAACAGACGCAACATTGGAAATAGAATGCGTATAAAATCCATCATGTTCACCGGTAACTGAAATTACATCAACAAAAGTTTTGCAATCCGTGGTTACCACCAAAAGATCCGTTAAATTAAATTCAGCGGCTAGGTCATCTGGATTGATTACCGTATGATCTGGACACTCAAAAACATACGATTTGAAACTACCATTACATAAATGAGCGGTACTGGTATCGTACACACCAATCAACTCGACCAATTCATCATCAAACCCCGGTACTTGGGTTTCAAGTACCGGAATAATTGCACAAATAGACATATTATTTTATTTTCCTTTTGACCATCCAGAAATTTTGGTCGTATTATGTGGGTATTCACATTCGTCGTAGAACTCAATCCGTTCCTTTAAATGCCTAGCAGAAAAATGGTTAGTACCACATAAATCATAAACTTGTACATAATCTTTATCCACCGCCACACGTAAACCGCGCCCGATGGATTGAATCACCTTAGTGAATGATTTACCAGATTCAAATAGAACTAGATTAAAAATACGATTAATTGATATACCGGTTGAACATACGCCGTATGTAGCGACCAAAATATAATTATTTTGCTCAGCGAACCCAGAATATGCACACTGTCGCTCAGCTTTTGATTTGTCACCGTGGATAAAATATATCGACGGGTCTAATCCAAGTATACCACAAAGCGCCTTCCCAGTCTCAACTCTGTCAACTAAAATTAACGTATTACCTGTTTCTGCGATTGCGGTGGCTAATCCACCCACATACGATAGTCGGTCTTTATCAAGAACCAACCACTCATACTCGGCATGATAATCTTTCTTAAACGATTTGCGCGATTCAAGTTGTAGTACGTTAATTATACATTTTGCTAAGTATCCAAGATCTTGTAGCTCTTTAGCTGATACCGATACAATAACGTCACCTAAATTACATTTTACCTTTAACCAATGCGCTTCATTTTTTGGAATGGTACCGGTTAGTCCCCATCTAAGAGGTATAGTAGCCATAACCTTCGCTAGCATATTGGTTAGAACATCAGCAGCCGATTTATGGCATTCGTCAACGATAACGGCGATAGTGCCATCCAACAATCGCTGGATAGTGTTTAATTGCTCATCTTCATCCATCTTGTCGCGCTTCCATAGCGCATTCAATGACTGCCACGTACAAATAGTATGTGTTTTATCGTATTCTTTTTTATCACCGTGGTATACACCAACATCTAAACCGACCAATTCATAATCAGCAAGGGTTTGCTCGACTAAATCAACTGATGGTACTATAACTAAACTTCTACCATATTTCTCAGCGCGTTTTGATAATGCAGCGGTTATCAAGGTGTTATGCGTTACGATATAATTATCCGTTATATACAGATGTCTATGGTGGTCGATACTGATACATTGTTGTTTTACGAACTTGTCAGTACAATCAATATTGGTTATCTCTAGTCCATGTACCAAAAACTGGTACTGCACCACGGACTCAGTGCATTTCGCATAATAACCAAGGGACCATAACAATGATGTGAAGTATTTAGCAACATCATTGTTACCAAAATCAATTTCAAACAAGTCATTTGGTAATGTTTTTATTGTGTTTTCATTCAAAATACCAGTCAGTATACCAGCTCGTTGGTCGAATGATGCACGTAAATAGTTATAATCAATGGTGTTAGGTGACAACATACACCCGTATGAATATGGATCAACGATACTATCATCGTGTAGTCCTATATCACCGGTTATTACCGGAATACTAATACAATTCCCGTTGTTAAGTGCATCAACCATTTCGGTTGTGTTAATCACCTTGGTAGTACCATTTATGTTAACTTCCCACAAATGAGAAGGACAACATTCAACAACACGGCCATCAGAAAAATTAACTTTAGCGATTGGCTTAAACCCTTGTTGGTATATACCGTTGATTGCTGATATTGTTCCATCTGGACACACAACATTATCACCAACTGAGAGGTCGCCCATATTGACCCAACCGGTAGGGGTTAACACCTTAGCATACAATGGTTGTGCTTTACCTGCCCCGGTAGCGGCTTTTATTATACCTTGGGATCTAGATAAACATGAATTAACGCATCTAACCTGATGCTCTCTTAACTTTATCGTCTTTCCGGCCATATGATGACCGGGTGCGAAAACTACATCCGAGAATATATCAGCATCTATTGGGTCAAAAACAATATCATGCTTTTCTCTATTATCAACCAGTTCAATATCAATATTATGCGCTTGTAATATAGGTACCAATCGATCGAGCATGTTAATATACGTAGCACCGCCCATATTCATAAACGGAATACGACCATCCCAGCGTTTCATTTTTACCGCTGGGGTATGCAATGCCGTGATATCTAATACCTTAGCTGCGTCGATTAGTTGATTTCTAATCTGTGGTGGTAGACCAGTAAACGTACAATTTACTTCGTCGTGGATTGTCAAAACGCATTTATTAGACACAAGCATCTTCAATCCCCGCAGTACGCAACTTAGCGATTGTACTAAGTGCCCAATATTTTTGTTCCAATGCCTTTACTACACCAGCAAACCGCTCACGGATGTAAACGATCTCCGAAATCAAAATAGCAAAAGTCACATACTCATTATCACCTTCGACATATTTCATAGCATCAGTCGAAGTGATCATCCGTTGGGTGTTGGTTGTATACTTTTTAAATAAAGTAGATTTTAAATTTTTCTGTTTATTTTCAAGAACTTCAACAATAGTTTCCAATTGTTGCCATTGTCCGTACCGGTGTTCGTAACAAAATGGGTGCGTTTGCAGCATTTTTACAATCGAACCAGATATATTAACTTCGTCGATCGCAGTTTTTAATTCATTGTTGAAGTACGTTACCGCGTCAATTACCTTAGTAGGGTCTTGGTCGATTAGTCTATGCCATAGCTCCATATAATTATCCTCAAATAAATAGGCACAATTCCTTGTGCCTATTTATTTTATTCAGTCGTGTCTAATTTGTTTTCGTCGTTTACTGGCTGTGTATTGTATTTTGCAACCAACGGGTTTCTGGAAAATTGGGAAATTACTAGATCCAACACCGAATCATCATTCTTTTGCCAATCTTTTTCCCATTTAATAATTTCTTCACCAGTGTCAATGTCAATGTACTTATATCGATTGCCCGTTTTTTCGATTAACCCCATCGCAAAAAACATATCAAATAAACCAGAATATTGGTTCATACCACGCTCATATGGTATTTCCACCTCAATAACTTCGAATGGTTTGTTATACCGCGTTTTTGCAATGTTACACTTAGCGCGTACCCCGGTTACCCCGGAAGTCTTATTACCGTCGTCGTCTTTCTTTAATTTCAACTTGTTCATAACCACCACAATGGACGCGGCAAAGATGAAACCTGAACCACCAGAAACAACATCATCCGGGTTAAACATATCTTGTGATTTATAAGTGTGGTTCGTGCACACCATACCAATTTCCAAATCACCGATGGAATTTACCGCATTGGAAACAAACGCCTTCAATTGTTTAGCCTTTCGACCCATATCACCTTTCATATCACCCTTAGTGAATTGATCGACTTCGGTCGGAGTCAACAACATCCCAAGCGAATCGATGACAAACAACACTTTAGGTAAGTCCGTTTCACGTTCTTCTGGGGTCATGGAGTCGTGTGCTGCTCGATAATCAGTAATGAAACCCGCAAATTGCTGAGCGACATCATCAATCATTGACATATTCCATTTGGTCATCTTTTCAGGTGACGTGTCTACGCCAAGTTTCCGTAACCATGCCTCGTCTAGTGCATTTTCACTATCGATAAGTACCACGAAAATTCCCTGTTCTTGTGCGCTTTTGATAACGTTACCTGAAACGATATACGACTTAGCCGCACCAGATTCACCAGCGAACATAGTAACTTTACCAAGCGGTATTGCATGGTTAAAATCACCAGACATACGATAGTTCAGTGCGTAGCAGCCGGTTGATATCCATGTTTTAGGGTCATGAAAACCTATACTCACACCAGTTTTGTTTTTCATCGACTTATTACGGTCGCCTATAATTTTTTGAATTGCGCTAATATTTTTCATTATATATTTGCCTCGTTAATACCGAAAATAAAAACCAAGTGTCTTCTTCAAACACTTGGTTTTTAATTATTTAAACTAGGGATTAGTTACCTTGCATACCACGCAGACGAGCGATTAACGCGGCTGGGTCAGTTGCGGTTACCGTAACTGCTGGGTCAGCGGTAGTGCTGGTTTGTGGCGCAACTGCTGGTTGTGCTGGTTGGGCAACCGGTGCAGCACCATTTTGTGCACGTAGTTGTGCAATCAAATTTGCTGGGCTAGCCGCTACACCAGCCTGTTCGGCAACGGGTTGAACAAACGGCTGTGCGGATTGTTGGGGTACTACAGGCTGTGCAGGTGCTACAAAAGTTTGAGCAGGTTGCGCAGTTTGAGTAGGTGCTACCACAGTTGAATCGGTATTATTAGGCTTACTTACACCGTTCGGACGATAATATTGTGCCCACAGTTCTGGGTCATACGCATCACCGCGCAATGACGCTTCGAACATTTGGTAGGTGATCAGTTTCTCTTCATCAGTCGGGCGCTTCGGCATGAAAGCGGACAAATCAAAAAGACCGTGGGTGTTTATTGCATTACGTTCAGATTCGTTCAGTGGGCGCTCGTTCATTGACCATACGGATTCATCATAATTATGATATCCATTGGTACCCTTCGCCTTAACTACGGTAAAATCGCGACCACGTTCGTAGTGGATCGGTAGTTCTGGACATTCTGGGTTCATGATGATGCTCTTGATCTTAATCAACAAATCATTATTGATTAGTACACGACGAATTGGGTTATCTACCGGTGGATTATCCTTGTCAACAACACATGAATTCGGTGCAATAAAACATTGCAGTAAGAACTTTTTCTTCATCCAATATTTCGACGCCAGCTTCTTGATAGATTCGTCAGACGACTTATACCAAGTACGTAGCTCGTTATGAACTGGACAACTATTCTTATCCCACAGTTCTGAACATGGGATCTTCACGGTTACTGGGTCGAACGACTTACCTTTGATACCATTGAATGGCATTTCGATATTGGCGATTTCTTGCCAAAAGAACGGGTTATTCGGGTTTGCATCAGGTAGGAATCGCAGATTTAGGCGTTCACCCAAAGCGATGTTCCAAAATGCAAGGAATGCATCAGGTTGGTTTTGAAAATCGCCATTTTTAGCTCGTTCGCGATTATCATTTTCTTCTTTTAGACGGGCTCTTAGTGCATTGATATCTAACATTGACATAATTATTTGCTTCCTTTTATATTTTGTTAAGTTTAATTGCTAAATTTTAATTGGCTATGGAGGTGACATTATTAATTTAGTCACCTCCGTTTCTATTTATCATTTTGATTCAACATAGATGTGGAATTGTTTACAAAAGTATTATACCAAAAACTTGGTGATTTATCTCACTGACTATTGATCCAATTTATCAATGAACAGTGTTCTGGTATGATCCCCTCGTGCACGACTGATGTAGTGGCGGTGGCGTCCCTATTAACAGGGAATTTGATACTAGTAGTACCATTTTCAGATATAAGTACAGTAGGCCAAACTTTGATATAATCTCGATTAGCCGGGTCGTCTTGTTCTGACCATCTGATATTATTTGAACAAAATCTCACCGGAACTGACTTAACCCCCATCGAATGAAGTTTTAACATTCGGTGGCGTCCTTCATGTCCGACTACATTTGCAGTCCCATCACCATTATTATTAAATTGCAACGAAGGCAATGAGTTAAATTTTGTACCGGATGATACCAATTTATTAATATTATCAATACTGGACTGGTCTGGTCTGTCCAATTTATGGGCCATGGTCAAAAAATCCATCGGGGACATATAAATTAAAATTTCTCTAGATTTATACTTACCCGTATCCAATAGCTGTTCTGGTCCCATTTCAAAATAGTCATCACCATCGGATTCTATTAATGTACTGGTGTTTTGTTCTGGCCGACGAATCATACCAAATAACAGTTTAGCGGTGTTCGGTGTAACATCTGAATTCTGTATATTCTCAAGAACCGACAAAATTGTTTGATTATCACAATTCTTTGCCAAGTCGGTTGCACATAACCGAACCATACTAATTAGGTCATCATTTGGTGGCAATTGGGTGATTGGGTACGATAAATCACCGAAGCAAATGCCACGACCAATAGATTTTGCGGTTCTGGTAGATGCTCCCAATCTAACCAACTCATCATAATACGACGGTAAATCATTACATTTACCAAGTAAATCATGCTTCACGTATGTGAAAACGTCTCCATCGCGTGGGTCTAGTCCGTATGATAAAATTTTATGCTTTACTAGATCTTTTCCGATACGTGGGTACCCAGCAATACGGTCAACAGTGGGCTGGTACGATCTCGATTTCAACAATCCAAGTATATTTTGGTTTATGTTGTCCGAGCAAGCAGAACCAAGTATACTAAATTTGTCGCCATATTTCTCACTAAGTGACTTATTACCAGAAAGACACCCAGAAACTTCACGTATGTACGTACCAACTCGGTCATCCCATGCCCCGGAATGACCGAGGTGGTTCACCATCGCTTTAGCGCATCTAAGATGGTTATTCGGGAATTTGCGTCTCTCTCCACCGGTTTCGATAAAAATTTCACCGATTTTGCGAGTTCTTGCACCGCGCTTAGTTTCATCAACCTTATCGCTATGCACTATTGTCATTTTTACATTTTCATACATATAGTACGACCGGTAAGGGGTACCAGTATAAGCAGATTCATCAACCTTCTCGTGTGATATCCTCATAGCTAGATGCGAAAACTTCTTCGGTATATTACCACTACCAAAATCGGATATAGTAAACCCGTACCCAAATTTATTACACGCGTGTTTTAGTCGCTTCAATAATTCAATAGTTTGGGTATTTTTAACTGTTTTAGATTTCCAGAAATAAATTTCTTCTCTATCATTTTCTTCTGGTATTTGGATCATAGCATTTATCGGCTTGATGTAATACCATCTAGCATCGACCGGGCTGATGGTACCTGCTCCGGTACCATCAAACATCGAAATCACAAATGCATACGACGGGGCAGATATAATTTTATATATATCATTGCTGATTACTGATATTTTATCCATCGTTCTTACCGTTATTAGTTATCAAATATTTGGCACAGAATACATGCCGTATTCTATATTTATAGATTCGGAGTCTTTTATGATCAAGTTGTAGCACCTATCTTGTATCATATACTTTATATCTTTGATTGGGTCATACCACGAGGTTCTATCTTGGTGTAGATATCTGAACGTGTTTGGCCTCACCGTAAAAACTGCATCTGGATATCTGGTCCAAAGTAACACATGTTCTCGTTTTGCCGCTGCCATACGACGTTTATATGCGAACCCGCATCTAGAAAAACATGCACACACAAGATAATTGTATTCCTGATTGTTTTTTTCACGGTAATCCAATACACCACTCGCCATCGCATAAGAACTCGAATCGATAAATCCAGCCATAAATGACCTGAATTGTTTTTCTGGTAAACATATAACGTTTCTTAGAATTTCGATTCGTTTATCAAACGCCAAAACGTCAGTGCTATACAAACCAGTTATCTTAACCCTATTTGTACCGACTAGTTCAAAATCAACCGCATCTGGCTTATATTTTTTTAGTATCCGTTTAACCGCCGCGATATTCTTTATTGTGGTTTTTCCAGTACCTACAATAAAACCAGCAATATACAATAACGAATTATCATACATATCTTGTAATTCAATCGATAAATCCGGGGTGTGTCTATAGGAGTATAACACGTGTCGTCTTTTTCCAGTTTTTTCATACGACCTATAATAGTCCCAAATTTCTTTCGCAGTGCGGATTTTTAATTTTTCTCTATATACTAGTCCACTAATATAAAGAGCACCATTTCTTGGTATATATATTTCAGCGCCACTTAGAAATTTTATTTTATAAAGCTGCATTACGTCGTTTGTTTGTTCGAACGTGTGTATATCGTGGACTCCACCATCAACCGTGATTATTTTATCAGTCGTATCCAAATCCTTTATTTTGATTATACCGCGCTGAGTGAGTATTCTATTTTCGCCACCTAATAGTGCCATACAAAATCCTTATCTAGTATTAACGACCAACATACCCATAGGTTTGCGCATGGATTCATCTAAGTAATCACGCACGTATTCGTTTGTCGTCACGTCATATTTAGCTATTATCTCGGTTACCCTAACTATTAATAACACAGCCGATACCAAATCATCTTTTTGCCCGGACTTAGCTTTAAATACTCCATCTACTTCACCACTCTTGATGAAATTCGTCAATTCCATATGTAATCTATCGGACGCAATTTCAAATCGCATTGATTCCGCTAATTTCTGTAAAGTAAAACATGCAGTTTTTTTGGAATTTTTTGAAGTAGTCATACCACGTCTAATTTTACCGGTACGACTGCGCTTTGGTTCATTCACGATTGTGCCGGGGAAGTTTTCAACCCCCATGCTTTGGATAGCCAATAGCGCAGCTTCACCTATACTATTATTTTCTATGGTCCAATATAAATTCGATTCGATATCTTTACAGCCAACACGTGTTAGTTGTGCTTCTATTTCCCGTAGTAGTTTATTAACCAATCGTACTTGGTCTACTATGATAGTCTTATTATCAAACCATTCAGCAACCTGTAACATGGTCGGCAATTCGTATATTTGGATCGCCGAATTGTTACCTCCTGTACCACCGGCTGGATCCAATGCGATAACATAACGCCGTTGTGGTTCTACGTTTTTAAACCAACGAACCCCATTTACCACCTTAATAGGTGGACGAACAGATCGTTGTTTTATTTCTGTTAGTTTAATACTATCAATTAGAGTTTCTTGGTACGTGACGAATTCACAGCAGTGTTCTCGGCGGAACATCGATTCGCCAACTCGGTTTCGTTCATTTTCGGCCCACGCAACATCACGTTTTGGGTGACGATCCCATGATACCTTAATACCGTAGAAACCATTAATCCCAACCCCATTTGGTAATAGCGTACCATCTTCGGCCACGTTCTTAATAGCATCAAACCATAGACTTGCAAATTGGTCATATTCTGTATTTGGGGTACTTGATATAATACAAGAACCACCAGTTGATGCCAGTGTAGGGCTAACCGCTGCCCAGAATTCGATTTGCATATTTTCTTGAACGAACGCAAATTCATCCAAATATAACAAGTTAACGGACAACCCTCGCGCAGCACTTCGGGTGGTAGCCCGTGCAATAATACGAGATTTATTTTCGAATTTAACACGCCCTTTATTATAATCAACAACCGCATCGCGTATATGATCCGGGCACTCTTCGTACGCGTATTTTATACGGTCCATGATTTCGTACGCAGCAGATTGGATATTACCCAATAGCAATATTGTTTGGTTATCATGGAACATTGCGTACCACAATATATAAGCAGCGGTAATGGTAGTCTTACCCAACTGTCTAGCTGTCAAAACGATGGTGTTCTTATTATTTTGGAACGAATTAACCATTTCTTTTTGGTAGTCAAATGGTTTAAATAACGAGGCACCGCCTTCTGTCTGAATATAGAAGAAATTTTCCATAAAATAGATCGGATCTTCTATACACCGTTCCAACTCTTTTAACTTTTTATCGTTCCATTCAACTCTGGTTCCTACCTTTTTTATAGGTAAAGAATCATCAATTTCCTGTTTGCTTCTCCGAGCCATAACTACTCCGATCACTAATATAAGGCTTAGTGAACATATTTAAATAATACATAGGGTTATCCCTTATGTTATTTATCTCGTAGTTATTTGCGAACCTAATAAAGTGCATTCCAATCGACTGTATTTGTTTTGTTGGTAATGAGTCGATTAGATCATCCATTTCTTTTATTATATGGAGCGGTTGTTTAGTCAAATCGATAAGCTGCTCGTTTATTGCGTATTGCGCAGCTACCGTCGTAGTTTCACTTGTTCCGGGTATCAATATTTCGGTCAACATGAAATTTTGCCAATCGTAGCCTTTTTGTTCCATATCAGCGTACGCTTGTAATATACCAACTTTTTTCTTGGTACCCTTTTCTCTTACGCCGGGATACGCCGACATTATACTATCAGAGGTATCACCACGAACGCATTTGTAAAATAATTCATATTTTGGGTCAATATTGGGTATATTCTTTTCCGTGTATGGCATTCCGTTCGTTGTGTATGCACCTGCGATAGTTAATAAATAATTATGCGTAGGGTGAAGAATATATACGCTGTTCGATAGTAATTGATTAAAATCACTATCGTTACTGAAAATAATGTTTATATCGTTTGGATGTTTTTGCGTCCATCTAGCGATTAAATCATCAGCTTCACAATTCGGTGCACGTAGTACCGTAGCGTTCGTTCTAGTAGCAACAAACTCAGTAAAATCGGCGATGGACTCAAATAGACTATCCATTGCTGCTAATTCTTCTGGGGTAGATTTAGCACGTTTTAATTTACGAGCATTCTTATACGTTGGATATATAGATGAACGCCATGACTTACCTTCCATGAAAAATATCACATGGTCTGGTTTTAATTTATCAACAGCAAGCGCGAGTTGACATAACACAATGTTCAATGTCATCCCGATACGGTCCCAATCAGACATTGGTCCACGATTGCCGTGAAATGCGCGAACAAAACAGTTATTAGTGTCAATCAATAAATATGTTTTCATTATTTTTTGCCTATTTTATACTGGTATTACATAAAAATGATAAATATATTTAGATTCACCTAAACATATCATATAGGAGAAATATTATGTCTTTGAATTCTTTAGATCGTAACTATGGCAATGTAGTAAACCCACGTGAATTTTGGGGTGGTAACAACGGTTGGGTAACCGTCGCTATCAAACTACCAGCCGATGTTGAAGTTGGTACCAGTGCTGTTGCTGCTGGCGCAACTGATGCAGAAGTAAAAGCCACTGCTGAACAATCTGCTAGCAAGAACCTGTTCCGTATCATGAACGCAATCGGCCAACGTGCAACTATCGTTGCAACTTCTACTACTATCGCTACTGCTGATCCTACCGCTGCTGGTTGGGCAACCGTTGGTGGTAATGTACTAGCAGTTGGTACCGCAGGTACCCCGGCTGCTGCATCATTCGCAGTAACATTTTTGGTTGAACGCGCTGCTGTGTTCAGCAACTACGGCCAAAAGGCTGGTGCATCCGTTGCGATCACCGTTGACCCGGCTGCCGAAGTCGCTGCATCACTTGCCAAGGCTGGTCTATTCCTGACCTCTGCTGGTGCTGCTGCTGGCGCTGCTGCTGGTGTTACTGTTAAGGTATTGGATAGCTTCACTCCAATCGTTTAATATTGTGTCAAAATAAAAAACCCACCATACGGTGGGTTTTTTATTATTGGTCATCGTATCCCGCATCGCGAATCGACTGGCGATACCACGAAACCAGATATTGGTCAATCACATCACCTGACGTTGGACCGAAATACCCCTGCTTCCTCAACTCTTCAACGAACAATTCATTATAATCAAACGACACTTCTAACTCTTTAGTAGCTTGATCATAGCGAACATCCATATCCCACCAAGGTAAATCATGTGCGTTATGGAAACGTTTATTAAATTCTGGCAATGTTATCAGCTGTTGGTAATAGTCGATAGTCGCAACGTAAGCATCAACTACTTTAATGGATTCAACCGCCGTAGCCAATACATCACGAATACCAATAATTATGTCATCGCTAGCAAAACGTTCCATCATTGTAATGGCACCAGTTGGTGTTTTTTCGAAAATGATGTCCAATATGGATATAATAGCCCACAAGTCCAAATCAAACGACTCGTGATCTTTGAAAAAATTTCGAATTACTTTAAATATCTTCGCATCTTTTTCATCAACCCTCTGAACTTCATTATCAAGCCACGCACAGATAAAATCGTGATATGAAATCAATCCACAATGCCTACGGGCGAATATCTGTTGCTGTTCAACCACCGCCGTTGGTAAATAATCGCGTCTTCTTATGATAGCGTTGATACGATCGAACTTGCTATGGAACACATTTTTAACATTAACAATTTTATCCATAACAGATATACCGAATGTGGCATCAAACTTATCATTGCTCCAATAAAATGGATCACTCGGTATATCAAAAAATAGTTCACGAATAAAAAGATTTAACGTAGGCTGTATCATTTAATGATACCGTAAATATGCTCGGGCTTCATAGCGTACAACTTTTCACCTTCATGCTCAATTGGGTTATTAGTCGCATTATTGGTGAATAATACCCGGTCACCTTTTTCTACGATCATTTCAATAAACGTACCGCTGTCTGAGTACACACCCGGTCCACAGTCGATTACCACCCCAGTAACCGGGTTAATATCAGATAGACTAATTAGTAATGAACTTTTTTCTGGCGCGTCATCTAGTTTTACAAAAATATTATCTCGAATTGCTTTTAACATATTAATAAGTACCGTTTGTTTTGAACCAACTACCCTTGAAAATTAGGGCACCACTAGAATCACCGGGGACAAATGGAATAAACTGACCAGTTCCTTCCCCGCATTTACATTGTGTTGGACGATCACGATCAGCGAATTTACGCATTTCTTGTGTGATCTCGCCACATTTATTACATTTATAACTATACGACGGCATTTTATGATCTTCCGGGAATGACAAATTTAAAAGAAAATGAATCGGTTTCTGCTAGGATAATAATCACCCCAGTAGGAATAATTTGCATAGTATTGACCGCATCATTGATAGATAGTGCAGCGTTGATCATGCGTACTGGGAAAGTGTACTGGATGGTCGTATCCGCCTCGGTAGTGTCAGCGAATGGCTGTCTAGCGCAATGGTTTGATGAATTTTCTGCACCAAATTCAAAAATCAACTTACCAGAATCAACTATGGGCCTAACATGAGTATCTACGGTAGAGAAAATGCTAGCCGTAGTTGCCAACCCCTTGGTACTCGCTGCGTCTGGGGTGATTTCAATGCAACTTTTCGGTTTCAGTGTATCCGGTACCTTTGCCCCGATATTGAGTGGTGCTAACCGAATGTGTGCTCTGGTCGCGCCGTTAACAAAGTTGAACGCAGCATTTGTTTGCACTTTATTACCAGAGTAAGGATCATCACACATAATGTGGTTTCCCTCAGTGATAGTGGCAGTTCGATACGGCTCATAGTTCATCATACTGGACAACATCGGTAGTTGAGACATAACGAACGGCATAGTTAGGCCATCGACTTTATCCTTTGATACCGCAGAAACCCAGATTGATTTATCCTTGACGATTGATTTGATTGCCACAGTACCATCTTGTTGTGGGATACATGTCACGTTCTCAAAACCGAACGAATTCAAGTCCTTAACGATACACATCAACAGGTCATTAATTTTCATTATTTAGTTTATTTCCTTGATTTTTATTAAATTTGTAAATATTGGTTGTTTGTATAGGGTAATTATACCATATCCACCAAAATCAATCCCAAACAAACATCGGATTATCTAACCCGAGTTTTGAGCTTTCGGTTATCCCTATATCCATATCCAGAATAGCGAATAAGTTAGTTAATTTTTTCTCAATTACCGCTTTTTCCATTGCATCCCAGTCAAATGGTAAGTTTTTGAACCACTCGGGTAGGTTATCAGCAACATCAGCTGGATAACCAACAGTTTTCATACCATACTGGTTACTTGGCTTTAACTTACAGACGTAAATACGGGTACCGTCCGTTGCTACTGGTACGCGCTTATCACCAGCCATTTCACGTAATGTATTCCAATTCAATGCAGCAGATACGTGACCAACGCTACATCGACCACCAGACTCAACAACCTGTACCCATTTACTGAATTTCTTAATCGTTTTCGGCGAAGCTAACATCCACGGTTGCTGTTTCGCAAAGTCCTTTTTGAATGCCCGTACTAGTTCGCGCAATTCTGGTTCGGATGCTCCGTTAAGCAACTTCATTAAAGTGTTATGTAAGAATTCTTGGATGTACTTCATTGTGTCAGATCGTTTGATTTCGATGCCCATCGCTTTAAGGCTATCCGGGTCGGTTGGATCCTTATAGAAACCATCGTCCCAAACTTTGAGCATCACATAACGTTTCTTGGCCCAAAACAACCCAGTAATACCAACTGCTTCCAACCCGGCATCAATGATTCGCCCGTTGACCAATCCGGTATTAAAAGTTTTATCCATAAACTCAGGAAACGATTTAGATACCACTTCACCAACTTCTTGGTACATATCTACGACTTTTTCGGTCGTGAATTCAAAATCTTTGTTTATGCTTTTGAAATATTCATACGCCGAAAAATACACGGAATCGGTATCACCGTAATATACTACCCCACCAGTATGAGTATATTCGCCAGTGAAATGCTGATTGATGGTGGACGCCATATGTTTGGTGATAGATCTACCGGTCAAAGTAACACTTTGTCCCAACCGTTTATCGTAAAATCTAGACCCCTTATTCAACAAAGAACCGTATAAGGAGTTCAACAAAATTTTACGAATTTGTTGGAGCATTTTAAAATAACCAGACCGGTATTTACATTCATTTGCATCTGCTTCACTGGCGAATACTTTACCGTCTTTAATAACCAACCCATTATCTTTGATTATCTTTCTAGCTAGCTCTACATTTTTACTTTTAAATGCTTTATTAAGCATAATGATTGGATCATCAAGCGGATCCATTACCTTAACTAACATAATTACCTATTATTTTTACTGATTAGTGTTTGCCCAAATACTATCTTGCACTTGCATCAACAACCGAGCGGCTAGTTTAACATCAGGTACCTTTGGTAAGTCGGTAATCTTATATAATTCCTTGATTTTATCATCCATATGGTTGGTGTATTCAATCAATTCATTGTATGTCCATGCGCCGTTTCTAATCGCCAATAGCTCTTGTGCATCTGGTCTATATACATTGATAACGCCCGTATTTAAACATTCGTCCGCAGTTCTCAGTAACCTAACTAAGTGCATCGCAAATTTACAATTTCCATGCAGTGCAATTTTACCATTCCTACGAGTAACCAATGTATTATTAGGAACGGTGAAACACACAGTTCTATATTTGGTTACTGGTACTTTTTCCAAATTGGTTCTATCCACCATTGTTTTATACGGTGATGGTGTCATGTTTATATGAACTTGGTATATAGCGCTTGTTCCGTAGTTAGACTCTGTTATATACGGTCCCCATTTTGAGGAAACAAACCCACATAAAATAGCCAAACGCTGCACATCGTCTGCCAACAACGGATTATTGGTGTAATAAACGTGAACATCATTTTTGGTTTTTAATTTAATTTTGGTACCATCCCCATGTAGCATATTTATTAATAACATTTTCATAAGTCGTTTTGACTGGGTGAACATATAAGGTGGTATTCGTTTTACGTGACTACCATGACCACACTCGCCCTCAAGTTTGATAGAAGTGTCTCTGTGTGCTATAAATAAATTTTCAGTAAACCCACCGGTCGTGGTTTTTCCTTTATAACGTTTCAATAAACCACGGTTTGCCATCTTTATTGCATTTTGCATTAATTTTGAATTTTTACTCTGTGATATAGCAACACAATCAACCTTCCCATATCTGTATCGACACGTACCATCGGATAGATACCAACCCATTAATGCAATATAATTACTAACCGATAAACCGTCTGGTATATTTTGCAGTTCACTGCACATCTGGTAGACTTTGGTGACTGGGTTGATAGTCGCTCTAAACTGATAACATTCTGGTAAATTAGCGGCTGAATTTTTTATAAAATGTTCATGCTTAGGTTTTGTATTGTTTCTTTCATATGGTCGATATACCATTTGGTGGTTTGCCGTAACCAAACAATCATAATTAGTACCAGTGTAGTGGTACAGATTTCCTGTATATAGGGAATCAAATCTTTCGGTATAATTATGATAACTAAGTGATCCATTTTCGTCAAATGTCGCTAATTTGTCATCGGCGGTTATATCATCGAATAGTTTGAATCCACTTTCTGTCAAAAATTCGGTATCATGGCTATAACAATCATATCCATATTTACGTTCCATTTCTGCGCGTACTGCGTTTCTACCATTATACCAAGACCAATATTTATCAACCCACGAATCGGTTGCAGTATACGATGTTTCGTTGAATTTCACCAAACATTGTACTGGTAATTTAAACATATCACCGTTTGTTGTACTCAGCGTTCTGATAGATCCATCGTTGTTATACAACGACTCACCAGTAAACTTAACTACCGCGTAGATGTTTGAACCGTACGGTAGCAATCCGTGATCGTATCTAAAATTCGATACCTTGCTTCTATTATTATCGGTATAGTTATGTAATATGGTTAAAAAATCAGATCTAACTGGTTTTTCGAACTTTGTTAACTGTTCTAGCGTGGCATTTACTGCATATTTCATCAAATCAGCAGTGGTATGTTTTTCGATATCAACAATTTTGTAATCTGAGTACACATTCGAAAATCCACTAAACCCTAGAAAATCAACCCCGTATCTAGTGAACACCCAATTGATATCAATTTCATTATTATCAACGGCTTGTTTTACTGCACTCGCCAATTCCAACAATATCCACATACTCGATTGATATTTTTGGTGATTAACTAACCGTTTCATCTGCGCCACTGCATAACCTGAGTACGTAAACGCAACCTTACTGGACAACAATAATTGACGGTTTTGTCGTAGTATCTCATATTCTTGGGTGGATTCGATAATTTTATCATCCGGTACCCATAAGGTTTCTAGGATATTAGGGTTTGCATCTAGGTACAATTTAAGATAGTTACGTACTTCGAATAATTTAGAATCTTCCTGATCTTCTACGGTAACTTCTCGGATTGGAAAAAATGGAGTAACTATTTGGATTTTATCAGCACAAAAAATACCCCTGATATCAACGTCTGATGTAGGGGTATTTGTACCGTAGGCATGTGAACCTGCATAATGTGTAACAATTTTGTTACGTATGTCGTCGTTTTTCATCAATTTCCTTATATTTGTGGATATTTTCGTTTTTGAATTTTTTAACCATGGCAATCCGAACTGACCGGATTGCGGCCCCTACCAATGGGCCACGTTTGCCAGAGTCAATTGCGTTTTTTGCAATAGCTTTAGTGTCCAACGTACACAAGAAGTCAACCAATGCGTTAACGTAAAGGTGGTTGTTGTATACGTCGTGGCATACCGGTTCACCTCGGCCCTTGGAGTCGTGTAAACAAACCAACAGCAAGCGATTTAAATTGGTTCTGGAATGGAATGCACCGATCTTATCCAGCATATCCACTATGGTGGTTGGTTTAAGTTCGTATACATTATGTATTTTTGTGTGATACATAGCGGCCATCACCGCTGCACAACGGTATTCAGTAGGTACTCTAAAACGGTCACACAACGCATTGATACGTGGTACACCAGCTTCTTCGTGTCCGTGTAACTTAGAGTATAGATCATACACTGGGCGTTTTCCCAAATCATGACACAAACATGCAAATGTCACCACGGGGTCTTGAGCGACCGCAGCGCTATCAATTACAAGCATAGTATGCTCAAAGCACGACATAATTAATCCTCTTGCCACGGATAAAACGGTGGTTGCTCTACTTCTGGGTGGTGTACCAATGGTTGCGGTATATCGTATAACTCATCCAGTTCAGTAAACAAACCAGTACCACGAAGTATTCGGAAATAGATAGACGGATACTTGGTACTAAGCGCTTTTTCAGTTTCCAACCACACACGTTCTTTAGTTAGTGTTCGCAATTCACCATCGACTATAATACTATGCATCAATGATACAGTACTTGGATGTATTGTCCATTCTGGGCCGAACTTTGCCGCGAATCTAGCGATTCGCAACACTCTGAGTGGGTCTTCTCGGAACGCTTCACTAGTGTGTCTAAGAACTTTATTTTTTATATCAAACTCACCACCGTATGGGTCCACGAGTAGATTATTTTCATCAATCGCCATTGCGTTGATAGTCAAATCTCTACGTTTCAAATCATCAACGATTGAAACGTTTTCTGTACTAAAGTCAAAACCTTGGTGACCAACCCCAGTCTTTCTTTCTACTCGGGTCAATGCGTATTCACATCCGGTGACCGGATGTAAAAAAACAGGGAAATCGTTACCAACTTGTGTATATCCAGCCGCCAACATTTCAGATTGGGTAGCATTTTCCACTGCATAGTCTTTATCATGAACCGGTATACCGAGTATCATGTCTCTGACTGCACCACCGACCAAATATACTTTCATTGTCAATCTCCGAATTTTGCTTTAAGTTCCATATAACGTGCGTACTCTGTTTCGACCGCTTTATAGGCTTTCAAATCATTACGCCACTTTTCATAATAAAAGTCAACAGAATCTACCTGAACTTTGTGCGACACTGTATATTCCAGCGAAATACTGTTTCTATACGATGTCAGATGGTGGCGCGAGTCGCTTGGTAGTTCACTAATAAATTTAATAATTTCACTCAATATGAGAGTAGAATCGGTATTATTGATATTATTCCATGTTTTTGAACGCCAGCTATAATCGGTTTTATAATGTGGTTCTTTTAGTTCCGCGTGGGTCAAATTATTTCGAACGAACGGTTTCGTTATTTTCTGGACAGACAAACCAACAATTCGTTGGTCCAATTCAATGTTATTCATCTTACACATCCTTCATTAATTCGTCTATCATATCAGATGGGATATCCATACCATCCTTAACCAAATGTTGATAATTGTTCATCGCGGCTTGCATCATTTTACGTTCGGAGTACCATTTTTCTAGTACCTCTGGGATAATACCATTTTTACTCTTATCAAAAATAGTCCCGTTCGCGCTTAATACAAACTGTGAACCATCCGCAAATAATACTTCGCGTAGATTTGCAGCGCTGCATACAATCGTTTCACCATTTTCAAAATCGACGGTCAACAAATCATCAGTCGAGTTCTGAACCATGGTGTATTCCAATGAGCCAAACAACCCATGCCATGCAGCAGTCCAATCAGGTTTAAATTTCTTGGATCTAGATTTTACCCGTTGGGCTTGTATCTTTTCGTCTAAGTACATATCCGTATAGGTGTGTCGTATCTGCCCTATAATCCCCTCGGTTGACATATTCAGTGCACGTAATGTACTCGGGTAAAGGGAATTCAAGTCCGTTACCGCCAACCAACTGACTAAACCGGTTTTTGGATCTTGTACCCATGCACCAGCCGCTTTTGGTTCCTTGAGTGGTTCGTCTGGTTCGTCTATAAAGAAACTTTCTTCAAATTCAGTATCATCATCGTCGTAATCATCGTACTGATCTTCGACTGGTTTATCCGGTTTATTAAAACAAACCTGCCCACGACGATGTACCTGATTAACGATTGAGGTGTCGATTAGATCTACCGACCCCATAGTAGTTTTTAGTATGACGGTTTCTTGGTGTGCCAATCGGATATGGAGATTGATATAATCCAATTTAGCGTCTATCAATTTCAACAACCACGAATCCTGTAGTGAATACTCAAGAAATCGTTTGTAATCAAACTTATACAGTTGGTCCAACGTTTCATCGTGTGGAACCTTCCGCTCTTTGGTGACTTCCATACCAATATCATCTAGCTTATACGATTGCTTAACTTGTGGGTTGTGCTTCTTGTACAATAAGAGATAATCCATATGGACGCGGCCAACAAAATCGTATGTAATGATCGTGTTACCATAATTCTCGGTTTCTCGTTCGGACGGATTTTGACCCCATAAGCAAAACTTTTTAAGGTACTCTGGTCCCAAAATACGAGAAATGCGACCAACTAGGTATGGTATATCGTAGCACTCACTATTCCATCCAGATAAAATGTCTGCATCTGCCAACAATTCCAAAAAGATAGCAAGCATATCAGCTTCATTATCACAAAGGTACACGGTACCACGATGATCTACATTTAGATCATTAATTATCTGTTCAGCCGCTTCTTTTGTGTAGGTGTCGGGTTTAATTGTCAGTACTATTAATTCATCTAACCAACTTCTAAACATGGAAATCGCGGTTACTTTGTTAAACGGATCGTCGATTGGGGCATAACCGCGCACCTCATCAAAATCCGCTTCGATATCGAAAAATACCTTATTTGGTACCGGAACATCCTGACTGCCATAAACTTCGGCCAATGTCTTATAAAGAACTGAAAAATCCGACTCGTATAATGGTATATTGAAACTTTTATATTCAGCGATAGCCTTGTTAAAATCTCGGTTGGTTTTGAAGTCCTTCCGCTCTACCATTTTCCCGTCGATTGACGGAACGGTACCGGTTTTTGAAGGGACATAAAATGAGTAAACCGGTGATAAATCTACGTATTTTCGACCGGACGGATGGCGCTCGACCACCCGAACGATATCGTCACGTCGATCGTGGTATGCATCTATATACATAAAGTCCATTAAGTTGTTAATTCGTAATGGGTAGTATACCAATAATGGTATAATTTTTTTCACGGGTATAAAAAATCAGGGTACACTGTAAAAGTGCACCCTGATCAAATTGATATGAATCACGGACCGAATGATTTCAAGATGTCAAATATAACCTTCATCTTATCTAATGTCACTTTAGCCGTTTTGTACTTCTCAGAATCAGTATCATAAAAACTCAGTATAGTGTTCAATGAATGATACGAGTATTGTTTTTCTACATCAATAGACCACGGTTTGACAAACGGATAATGAAGTATAACAACAGTACTTGGTATCAATCTACGATGGTCCTTTGCTCTGGTATTATATTTGTATGGTATTTCAGTGGCCGTGAATATTTCGTTCAAAAACCACTCATCATCTTTGTGGTAGGACTTCTTTTTGCACTTCGCCGCAAACATATCCCACAACGACGCATCGTTTATTTTTTCGTAAAATTTGACTAAATCAATTACCATAACCGAATCACAAAACATCGAACCATGATACGTGGCGGTCAGCATGTCGGTTGTGTTGAATAGGTGCATAATGTCCGACATTATAATTGTATCGCTGTCTAGGTATATTATCTTATCCGCAACGGTTTTCACCATATCAAAGGCATACAACCTAATCAATTTTGGATTAGCTTTTATTAAATCTGGTACATCGTCAACTGTGATCAACTCACATTTAATAGGAAGTTGTATGTCTTTATCCGGGGTGGTAGCAAAAACCACCACCTGAACTGTAGGATTTGATTGTTCCAATGAACGCATCGAAGCAAATAGTTCTTCTTTGTCTCCCCAGTTGGTACAATATAGAACAATATTATTATATTTCGCCATTTCTTATTTTCTCACGTAATATCTTAACTGGACTATCATCTGGTAATAGTTTTTCTAGCTCCAATAATAACAAGTCGTTTGTCGAATCTAACTTTCGCTGGATCTCTGAATATTTCAGTGGTGATTTAACACCAATCACTTGTTCGGCGCTATCTATCACTAAACTATTCCGGGTTTCTTTATCCAATTCGCTATATATAACTATAACTGCACTGTTTGTTGGGTCAACTGAACCATCTGGGTCAATAACAATAGACACGGTTGGATTAAGGTCATCTACCCACCCAATCAAATCCAAATCCGTAATACCAACACCGGCATCAATCGAAACAAATTCATTCGACGAACGGGCAACCAACCCTATACTAACTGCCATGTTTATCAAATCTTGTACACTTCTTGTTGACGATCGTATAATAATCTTGTTTGGATAATTATTAGTTATCGGGGTTTCTACTATTTTATACATGTTTGTTTCTATCCTATTTTTTATTATGCGTTGTTAGATGTTGGTGTTGTTGCGTTGTCAACATTACAATCACATTCAAATCCATGATACAACTTTGACCCTTTTGGTTTATTCAACGAGTTTACGACTACGGTAAGTATCATTCCATGTACAGATTCACCAGAATATGGAATAGCGTGATTCAAATTAATGACAAGTTTATATCCACTGTCCCATACATCTCCGACATTACATGTACCGGAGTTACATGCAGCCGCTTCTGCTGCTGATAATTTGTGTCCCCAATAAGAACACGTAACTATCACCCCATCCAATACATGAGTCACCCCATCACCGGGTTTGATACCATCGGAACCATCCTGTGAATACGCTGGTAAATTAATGGTTTTAAAATAGTCAAATGGTGAATTTGCGTATGAAAACTTCAATGTCAGCGACATGTTAGCGTCATTCATCAATTCCTTATCAGTTATTATACCGATTTTATAGGTAATTTCTGGATCTATATATTTAGCCTTGTATCTATTAATCATTGTACCAGAATTATTATATGGGTATACACCGTTAATAAACTGGAATGCTACACTAGTCCCGTTATTAGTTGTTTTTTCAATACTATATGACGTTTTTGTATTTGTTGGTGTTTTTGTTGCCAACTTAATCCCATTTACACCGAAGGTTTTCGCTATATCATAAACATTCATCGAGCCATAGTTTTCTTGGTTATAATATGTCAGTATACATACGTTATCAACCGCTATATTTGTCGCCCCAATAGTGGTTGCAGTAACCGACGTAGCCTTAATATGGTCCAATGTAGTTGTACCAGACAATTTAGAATTAACATATTCTACGTTTGCAATCTGTTTCGTGCTACTCGATAATGGGGTAGGAACGGTTACTGGCCCGGTGACGGTACCACCCGCTAAACTCAACTTGTTTTCGAGTGAATCAACTAGGTACTTGTAACTAACCGCCGAATTCAATGAACTTGGTAAACCAGTAGTAAATAATTTCAAATCACCAGACAATGTACCACCTGATAATGGCAAATAACCAGTTAATACGGACTTAATATATTTTTTATTTACCAACGCATAATCATTAGATACTACGTTTGGCTCAACCTGATGAACAATAAATCCGTTCATCGTACCACCTGTCAATGGCAAATAACCACTCATATCAACCGCTCCAACACGTGCGTTTACATACTCAACGTTTACCAATTGTTTTGTACTAGATGCAGCTGGGGTAGGGGCAAATACCTGACCAGTTATTGTACCACCTGATAGGCTTAATTTAGTGTTCAGCGAATCAGTTAAGAACTTATAACTAACCGCCGAGCGCTCAGTCGCTGGGGTGCCTGACGTATGTAATTTCAAATCCCCATGCATTTCGTCACCAGCAAGTTTCACATAAAGTGAATCCGCTATAGAACTCGAAATAGCCGTTTCTGGTTCAGCGATGTTATATAACCAAACTATGTTAAAATGGTTTGGCTCTATCTCTGGTAGAG